AATCGATTAGTGCCATTAGTATTTGCAACGATTACTGCGTCGCCAACTGCTTTAACAAACTCATCTTGCATCAAAGTAGTGCCATTGTTATTCACAATAACTGTTACTGGTGCTGGTTGAGTTTGAGGAATTGTATTTTGAAGATAACTTGGAAGTGAAAAACCAAAACTGCCACCACCAAGACCACCAAAAGGATTGTTAGTTGCTGGTGCCGCTGGTGGTTCAGGAACTGGTTCAGTAACTACTACTGGAATTGGATCTTCTGATTTGTTGGTCGGTGGAATAACAACTACTGGAGTTGGAGTTTGTGTGCCAGCACCTGCTTTAGAACCTGGTGTAACAGCATTAGGGTTCATGATCGATGATGAAGTCATGTTAATAGGCATGCCAAGGATTGCCGATAGACTCTTTGAAATTTCTGCTAAAGATTTGATCCATTCCGCAAAGGGATCAGTGGCTGGCTTGACGGCATTAAGTTGAGTTTGAAGGGCTGCTGTGGCTCGCTGTGAGGCTTCTAATTTGTCTTGTAACTTCTTTGCTAAATCAAAGTCCTCGTTGAGGATTGCTCGCTGTAACTCTAGGCGCAACTTTTCATCGGCTGAAATCTTGCCCTTAAGTGCGGCTTCAATTTGAATCTTGTCTAGGTCAAAGATTGATTGAGCCTTGGCAAGTTTGGCTGCATTAGAAGCTGCTAATTGATCTGCTTTGGTTTTTGCAACTGCTGCTGCTTTAGTATTTTTCTGTTGAATTGCTAATAACTTCTTTTGAGTTGCTTCGTATTTTTGAAGATCCATGTTGGATCCACCAGTCATGGGAACATTGCCCATGCCTTGAAATCCTTTTATGGCTTTAATCAATTCGGCTAAACGCTGTGGGCTAAATCTGCCTAGTAAATCAGTAACGCCACTGCCTAAAAATGAAACAAGGCCAAAGCCCGGTATCGACTTAATTTGTTCTTTGAGATATACAATAGAATCGACAAAGTTAGCAAGTGACTTAGCTGCACTTTCAATACCAGTGGCTAGGTTATCGATGTTTTTATCTTTGCCCAAAGATGTTAAAGCACCTATAAGGCTTGTTCCAATAATCTCTTTAGCATTGTTTGAAGCAATGCTTAGCTTGTCAATCGATCCTGCAAATGAATCAGCAGAAGTCTGGGCAGAACCAGCAAAGGTAACAGCCAGTTGATCTGTAATCTCTTTGAAGGACTTAGTCTTTAGATCGGCCTTGGCAATGCCAACGCCTAACTTGGCTAAACTTGTGTTGTTGCCTAGGTAAGCCTTGCTCAATGCGGCTACTACGGCTTCAAGATCTCTGCCTGTGCTTGCTGAGATATCTAAAGCAATACCAAGAATGCGCTGGGTTTCGGCAGTGTCTTTGGTTGCGATTGCTAGGGAAGCATACGCAGGGCGCAGCTTGTCATCGATGATGCCGAACTCAGATTCAAGTCTTTGGATATAGCCTTCAGCAGTCGCTGCATCGCGTTCTAAGCCAACATTCTTAAGAGCCAAGGCTAACTGCTTTTGTGCCTTAATATCCTCTGAGGCAGCCTTTATAGAGGCTTTGCTATAGGCGAGAACCGCACTAGCACTTAAAGTTACACCTAATGTGCGACCAAGGCTTTTAACACTTTTCTCTAAACTTGTAGTGGACTTGCCAGCCTTATCAAAGGCCTTCTTGCCAGTAAACTCGGCAGCTAAATCAATTAGAATATTTGGCATTATCCAACCACCGTTGCTCTTTGGTTCAATTTAACTTTAACCTTCTCAATGGCTTTCAATACGCCATCTTGGGCTTTGCCTTGATCTTCTTCATAAGCACGATAAAGGGCGCGGCCTTCTAACTTGCCAGTGCCTTTCATTACAGATGGATTCTTGCTGTTTAAATTCTGCACGAATCTTGAACCAGGAGTCTTACGCCCAGCAGTTTCATAGATCGCACCAGCAGCAGTCTTATTAAATAAACGGGCTAACGATCTGAAGCCACGACGATTAGGCTTTGAAGGTGTTGTTTTGTAACCGATGCCAGCCTTGACCATCGAAGCGTTATAAGTAGGGAATCTACCTTCACCCATTTGTCGAGGCTTCCAGCCACTAAGAATCTGGCTCTCAGAAGGCGCATAGCCCCTAGCTGTCTTTACAACAGGCTTAAGGGCTATCGCCATTTCTTTAGGTAATTGCTTGGCTAAATCAGGTGTGAACTGTCTCAAGGCTTTACGAAGTGCGACTGCGCCCTTTACTGCGACTGGCATCTTTCATCTCCTTGTTTCGATCTTTCATAGCCTGTAATAAAGCCTTAAACATTCTCGAATCAAGTTCGAGTAAGTCATTAGGCGCGATCTTTGTTTCCAGACTTAATCTCGCGACTAAGTAAGTGAAAGAATCACGCCCTATAATTCCGGGTCATCATCTAGGACTTCCACCTTTTGAAGTGTGTCCAAGAACTCAGCACCAAACATCTTGACAGTTTCACCGCTACGGCGAATGCACTCCCAAGCCAGCCAATACACATCACTCTGTTTCTCATCGTCACGGAAGGCCTTGTGAAAGCCTTTCTTGGCGTAAACCTCGAATGCGTATTCGATCGATGGGGTTATCTGATGTTCAGATACAGAGCCATCTGCCCTTGTGATCTTTAGCTTTGCCATTCTTTTAGCCCTTTTCTTTAGTAGTTAGATTATGACCAAGTACCTGTTGAAGCAGTTGCTGTCTTGCTGTTGCAAGTAAAGGTAATGTCAATCATACCTTCATCGGCTACTGCGCCGTTGATGTCTGTTAGGTTATCAACCAAGATTGTGCCTGAGTAAAGCAGGTTAGTTGCTGAGATAGCAGCTGATGAATCTTGAACTGCTTGCCATGCAACAGTTGTGCCATAAGCAGCCTGGAGTGTTGCAAGAACGCTTCCTGCTGCTGTGTCGTTCAAGAATGAAACTGTAAGTGTGTCTGCTGAAAGACCGGTAACGAACTTGTGAGCTGTGTCGCCCATTGCGGTTACTTCGATCTGATCTGACTGACGGTTAAGAGTAAAAGCAGTTACATGGTCGGAAAGATTTACAGTAGCAATCTTTAGACCAACCTTGTTATTTAGAAAAATTGCCATGATTATTCTTCTTCCTTCTTAGTAGTTACTGGCTTTGGTGCTGTGGTGATCTGACCAATCTTCTTCAAGAAGGCTAGATCCTCTGGTGTTAGGTCTGACATGTTAACTCCAACTTGTTAGGATTGATACGGACATCTCGCAGCTGAGCAGATCACCTGATGCAGCGTTGAGAACACTTGGGGCAGACACACTGCCTACATTATAAGTCAAAGAACTAGCAGCGAGTAAATTAAACACTCGAACCAAGTTAGTTTCAATGCCATTAAGGTTGCCTTCGTTATCGAATAAAGGCACAGTTATTACAATCTTAAAGTTAGCCAAAGGGCTGATGGTGTTGCGCGCGTTGTTGCTTGGCGAAAGATACGGATCGTCCGGGCTTACGATTACTGAATTAGCAAGAACAACTGAAGGTGGAAAGGCAAAAGTCTGCCAAAGTGAGTTGTCAACTAACGCTGTTGCCAGTGTAGTTCGAAGGGTCGTGATTGATGCTGGCATTAGCCCACCATTGAGCGAGGGTCTAGCGCATGTGCGATCAATCCTCTGACCTTAGCGAGAAGCTGTGCGCTCATTCGGTAAGGTGAGGGCTGGAAATCTACGGAGTTACTGCCCGAAAGGGTTGCAGTTCTCGCTTGCCAGATTTCAACAGCTATCATCAAAGCGGCATTCTGGATTGCTGCATCAGCAGTCCAGTCTGTTGAAGGACTAATTGTTACAGTGCCATAAGGCATTACTGCGTGACGTGGTTCGGCTGCTGGTGTTCCGTTTATGTTAAACGAAATCGAATAATCGGTGACAGCAGTGATTGTTTTAGAACCGTTAAAGTGTGATTTGTTATTGCTTACAACAATAGTTTGACCGACATAGAATGTATTTTTTACAAGTGTGTCAAAATACAAGGTTCCCACTGTGGTGGTGTTGCTGTGTTCTGTGTTGAAATGAGTATCTGCCCAAAGCATTGGAAGCAGGACAGCATCTGAAGCATCGCAGACTTCTTGGATTGTCGCGTCTGAATACAGCGAGCCAACGCCGAGAACGCTCTTGAGTTCAGCTACTGTGCAGAGTGACATTCCAATTCCTTTCTAAAGACCAAGAGGGGGCAAGGGCTATGCCCCCTCTCAGCGACTTAGTGGCTAACTACGCCTTATTATTTTTGAATGCGCCCGCGCCCACTTTGGTGGCGATGGCACCAAAACCATAGTAACCAATAGTTACCTGGCCTGCTGCGGTAGATTCCGCGCGTAGGCGGTAGGTAGGGCTCTCATACCATGTGTATGCATCTGGGTTAACGATCAAGATTGATCCGTCTGTATCTGTACCAGCTGCTGTGTTAGGTGTTACGAATAGGTTTAGACCTGCAACGTTACCTTGTAGTGCTGTTGGTGTTACAACGCCGCCAGCGTTCATTGGCTGTGAAGCGGTATAAATTGGACGCCCAGCGTCGTTTAGTTGCATGATGTTTGACCACTGCGAAGTGTTTACGATCATGTTACGAGCGAATGGGTTTGCAAGACCAAGTGTTGCGTTGTAAACAGATGCTGAACCGCGAGCAACTACGCCAAGCAATTCTGCTGCTGTTGGGTATGTTGTTGTGGTTGTTGCATCTGCTGTTGCACCAGCAATGATTGCTGCGTTAACTGCTGCATCTGTTGCCTTTGCGTAAGCTGCTGCCATGTTGCGAACTAGTTCATCGAAGAATGCTGGAGATGTGCGATCTAGCAATTCAACTGAGAATGTCTGCTGTCCAGCATACTTCTTGACTGATACTGACAAGAATGATGATGCTTGGTCTGTATCAGAGAATGCTGAACCTTCAGCGATTTCTGCAACAGTTGGCATTGTTGTGATCTTTGGGATTTCAAAAGTCATACCGGCATCTGGTAGCACTCCACGAGAGATTGCTTCGATTGATGGACGGATTGTTGTTCCTAGTGGGTTGATGATTTCAGACAACTGACGAGTTGGTACAAGACCAGCGTTGTCTGTTGTGTCATCTGCTGCAAGTAGGTATTGACGAGCTGACTCATCGCCTAGTGCCGCGCGGATTGAGTTCTCTGCGTACTTAGCAGCTGTTAGTTCGATACGAGGCTTTGTGTAAGCCATTGCTGTGACAGTTGGGCGAGCAGCTTCAACCGCTTGTGCTTCAACTGGTGTTGCTTCGACGGCTGGAGTGGTATTTTCCACGTTGGCTATCTCGCTTTCTGTTGGTAGGGGTTCTTCTACTGCAACAGATTCTTCTGCTGCAATATCAGTGACTTGGGCTGACTTAAATGCTGGCTCAGTCACTAAACTTGTTTCGACCAAACGAGCAGCGGATACATATGTCACGCCGTCCTTGATCTTTGACTTTAGAACTTCTGCACCGATGCTCAATCCTGATTGCAATCCTTCTTCGGCAAGGATTAGAGCTTCTGTGCCGCGCTGTGAGCGACTTACAGAAAACACTGCATCGATTGAGTTTTCTGATTCTGAAAAACTGACCATGCGGCCAAGTGGCTTTTTAGTGTCATGCTGGCTAAGCAATTTAATTGCTTTAGGATCTGCGATCTCAATAGATCCAGAAAGAAAAATAACTTTGCCCATATTGGTAGATCCTGCTTCAACATTAAGCGGCACGATCTTGCCTGAAATTGTGCGACTTGCTGAATCGGCTGTTAGATCAGCTGAGAAGGTAATTACTTGGTTCATTCCATACCTTGACTTCCGTTAGGTGTTAGATCTGTCATTTCCATTGCTTGTTCTTGAGTAATGAGTTCAAGAGTTAATAATTTTTCAATAACTGCCAACTCTTGTAATGGATCAGTGCGCAAGAAGTTTTTGTCAATGTCAAACTTGACAACATTGCCGCGAGCAGTGATGTCGTCCATCGATAAACGATCTTCAATGGCAGAAATGAAAGGTTGCAAAGATAGTTGAAGAAATTGTTTTCTTTCGTCTTGGACGTTGTTGTATGTATAACTGGAGTTTTGATCCGCAGAAACGTATATTGCTGGAACATTGCATAGACGTGCAATTTCAGTAGCAAGATTCTGAATTGCTTCGTTATACATCATGTCTTTAGGTGAGAATGACACTGGCTTATATTCTAAAGTGCTAGTTAGATAAGCAGTTGAACGATTATTGCGAGCAGTGCGCCAAGCAGCTAGTAATCCTGAAACTTCTTTAGGATCAAGATCCGCACCGGTATTTTTGATGTAACCAGATGCCATTGGAGTTGATGCAGCAATCGCTGCTGCCTTCTGGACATCGATCGCCGCGCGAATTGTTTGAATGCCTGTATTCAAGATACCTGGTAGCAAAGATTGGAAAGTAATCAAACTACCAAGACCGTCCATTGGTAATGTTGTTCCATCAACTGCATAAGACTTAACAAAAGTATTGGTGCTATCTAAAGTTGCAGTTACGCGATTGTTAGCAATCCATTCAAAGCGAGATGGTCGTCCATCTTCATTGTAAACTTCAACGACCTGCCAGAAAGATTGCCCGTATAGCAATAATGATTCAACGGTGTAGGCGATCGTAACTGACCGGGGTTGAGAATATGAAGGTTGCTCTAACCAGACTGGTGAGCCAAGTTCTTCATTAGTTGATTTTCTGTAAAGCTCTAAAGGAATTGCGCCGATAGTGCCAGCCAAGAGATTACGGCATCGTTGCAATGCTGGAACTGATAGAGCTTCTTCTCTGCTGACATACGCATATTGAAACGGCATTGCATAAGGTGAATACTCACCTAAAACTTGAGGGGCATACTGCGCTTCGACAGTTGACTTTTTAGAAGGTGATTCTGCGCGCGAAAATATACCCATGGCCTAAATGATAGCACAACCTAGACAGATTGCTAGTATTTGTCAAGTTATGATTTGTGGTTTTGGTTGAGGGATCATCAGCTTCGACACGACCATTGCCAAGCCGATTGGGGCTGAGATATCTCCAGCAGATTTTCTCTTAATGATTCGCCATGCTGAGTCGTTGACCTTTGCGCTGCAATTGTTCATCTGTTGGATCAATTCGGCTTGGCCATTGTGGACTATTCGATGGTTGACTAAACCTTCCAGAAGGTCGCCACAAGCCTTGTAGAACTGTTGCCCTGATATGTCCTCGATCATAACTCCAGCGTTGCTCAATCGATCCGCAATGGTCTGAGTTGCGTACTTGTCAAAGCAGACTAAGCGCGGCTTATAGATGTCGCACCAACCTTTGATCGATGCTGCCATCTTGAGTTCATCGATGGCGACTTGTGAGCTGTAAGTTTCCAAGATCCCGATGCCAATCCGCCCATCTGGGAGTAGTTGTCCTGCAACCAGTGATCCGTTCCGCCGTGACGGACTGACATCGAAACCGAATACAGTATAAGCCCCTGGACTCATTTCTAGTGAGTTGTCGGAAGTTTCTTCCAGAATGCCATGAGGCCAAGGACTTGACAGGCTATCAATCCATTGGCAAAGGGTTTCGGTTCTTGTATTTTCAATCGGACTGGTGGCAATAGCTTCTTCGATCGCATCTTCGGTAATTGTGTAGCCAAGGGAAGGGTTAGCCAAAGCCCAGGCAGTGCGATCAGTGATCTTGCAATACTGAGGGGCTGAATACTCATAAAAGCCAAAAGACTTTGGCGGATAATCAATAGCGCGTTCTCTAAGGTCATTAAGCACAGTGCTGAAAGCATCACCAGCATTGGAAGTTAAAAGGGTTTGCGAATTAGGGTGCGCTCTGGTCGTTGGAGTCGCTGCCCGGAATCCGTCCTCGGTAATCTCTCGAACTTCATCGATGTAGAGCAATCCATTGACTGATCTACCGCGAGAGCCATCGCGAGTAGCTGCTACGACATCAAGCCTTGCCCCAGATAGCATCTCGATCGACTCAGTGCCGTTGGCGTGTCGGATCTGCTTGACAAATCCTTTGAGATGGTCATTGGTTTCTAAAAGGTGAGTTACTTGCCTAAAGGTATCTAAAGCCATGCTTCGATTTGAGGACATGATCAAGACATTGGTATTCCACTTGATCAAGTGAGCAAGAATCAGCATTCGCGCTAAATGGGTCTTGCCGTTCTGTCTGGCTACCAAGATTAGGTTTGTTTTGCGAATCCAGTTGCCCTTTTTGTCGATTGTAAGCATATCTTTGAGCACAAACTCCTGCCAAGGCATCAAAGGCATCTTTACGATCTCACAGAGATCCTTGACATCTTGCAGCTTGTTTTCGCCCTTGAGAAGTGGACTATGAAGCCTTGGTTTAGTTGCCCCTCGTAGGGCTTTCGATCTTTTGGGCTTATCTGTCATTGACTCGGACTAGGTCGGGTCTTAAAAGGACTGTCCAGCATCGGTTCGGACTGCATCGGGGAGATATTGCCAGGAAAGA